TTCGTCGAGAGCGAGTAGTGTGTCTCGCTGATGACCCCATCCTCGACGACCTCCCTGAGCCAGTCCACAGGACGACCGACTGGAGTGAGGGTCATGTAGAGACAGCCCCCTGTCTGGACCAGGCGCGACACCGACTCGGCGTACATCTCGGGAGGCGGGGGCTCGTCGATCCAGCACAGGTCGAGCGTCGCAGAGGCGAGGGCCAGTCGGGCCTGCTCGGAGGTCACGAAGACGATGCGGCTGCCGTTGGTGAAGGTGATCGTGTTGTGCTTGAACCCACGCACAGGGTGGAAGGTACAGTCGGGCACGAGCACCCCGTCCGGTATCATATCGAACACCTTGGTCTGCACCACCACCGACTGCCGGAAGGAGTGGCACACCACTCGGCCCTCGATGGGTGGGGGCTGGACCTCGAGATATGGATGCACACCCAGGCAGCGACAGACGGTCTCGTACGCTGCCGTCATGGTCTTGCCTGACTGAGAGGGCGCCCGGAGCAGCCGGAAGCGAGCAGGGTCCTGCATGAACTCCTTGTGCGGTGGACCTGGCTCATACCTGGCAAGGGGCGAAGCCCGGACCCTGCGAACAGCAGCGAGCAGGCTCATGCCTCACCCTTGAGCTTGCGGAGTCTCTCGACCTCCTCAGAGGACAGGTCATCGGCTAGCTCTTCGAGGAGTTGCTGCCTGGTCAGGGCTCCCATCTGGTCCTCGACCCTGGACTGCGGGGGGGTGTCTGTCCCAGTGATGCGAGACTCAAGTGCCAGCATGGCTGCCAGTGGTCCCATCCTCCCAGTCGTCAGGCAGGTCCTCTGGTGTCCCCTGAGCCTGCCGATGAACTCAGCCCTTCGGACCTCCAGGGGCTCGCCCTCAAGCTCCTCTCGGTACACGTCGATGAGGTCTGCCTTGTACCTGTCCACGGTGCGAGTGGTAACCCCGAACTCAGAGGCGAGGGCTCGCTTGAGTTGCAGGCTCCAACCACGCTCAGCGATAGCTCGCTCAAGCACGGACAGTCTCCTGTATCGCTCGCCCTTTGTTGTCACTCGCCCTCCCGTTATAGGGTCCGAATCTCGTCCCTGACCCTACCACCCGACCCGGACCTCAACCCTCGGTGCTTCGTCTCCCGCACAGTACAGGGCTACACAGTCCACCGACCAGACCTGTTTATCGTCCCGCAATACTCCCGCCTTCTCGGCTGCGTCAAGCACAGCCTTGATAACGTTATCCGCGTCGGGCTTCTGACAGTACGGCTCGCGACCCATCGGCTTCGTCTTCCAAACCATCCGCTGCGGGCGCGGGAACAAGGCCAAGATGCCGACGCTGACAGGACAGTCGAGCGGAGCCTGTAACCACTGGTCCATCAGTGTCGAGGCCGCTACGGCCTCCCACCGGGCGGTACGCTTCGGGGTATAGGCCCGCACCTGCCCGCCCCGTACAGTCGCTCTCGGGCGACCCTTGCCTATCGGAGGGCCTGGTATGGTTGCTCGCCACTCTGTAGGGTCAGCCTGCATCGTAGTCGTGCTTGAGTTGCCGCATCGCCTCGCTCTGTATCTCCTCGACCTCTATGAGGTGCATCGTCGGCCTGGCCTCCTTGATTGCCCGCCAATCGAGGTCATCTCTACGCTGGAGAGGCGTGTCGAAACTGTTCCATTTGACTACGTGCTGCGGCCTACGGAAGCGGCGCTTGGTTTCTACGACACCAGGCCAGCGGCGCTCCAGACTACGAGCCATTTTCAACCGCCCGTCGCCCTTGTATAGCTCATCCGCGTTCCCGCCCTTCATGGTCATTGTCGCCACCTTAAATATCAGGAAGGCGTTGAACAGGACCGTGCACAGCCCCGCCGAGAGGACCTGCAAACACAGGTCCGTGTCCTCGTTGTATCTCCCGCGCCAACGCTGCTCCAAGTCGTTCCTGATAAGCAGGCACGAATAGACGTGGACGTTAAGGGCGAACGGGGGAGCCTGAGAGCCCTCGGGGCAAAACATACTGTAGTTCAGTCCGGCGACTGCGATGTTCGAGTACCTCTCGACGAACTCTTCACAGTGATGCAGGGCAATGCCTGCCTCGCATCGGATGCGCTGCCCCTTGTAGCGGCGCTCCATCTTGCGAATGTTGTCGTCGAGTATCCAGTGCCTCTCGGCCCCTGCAGCCTTCGAGTGCGCCCACACCCAGTTGCGAGCAGGTATAGACCCCTGCCCGAGGTTCTTGAACGGGAGGTCAAGGAGCAGGCTCGGGTCGTAGTGCTTCTCGTACTCGCTGCGCTCCTGCGGCTCGATTACGATATGGAACGGGCATCCGTCCTCAAGCAGGAAGTTGGCCGTCAGGCAGCAGTCAGCCCGCCCCTTTGAGATAACGTAGACAGGGTACCGGGGTATCGTGTAGCTCCCGAGATACTTATCCATTGCTTTTGAACCTAATAGACTTCGGGTCGTTCCGCTCTGTCCAAGGCCAACGGGTCGACCACGCAATCGTGCCCCGGCTGCCGATCTCGATACCCTTCTCGTCCACAAACCGCTCTCGGTCGTCCTCCGACACGAAGCTAATAACGAGCCGCACCCGGGTCTCGCCAGCATCATAGTCGGGCATGCCGACCCATTCTGCTGCAGCATCGAAGTCTTTTATCTCTGCTGCGGGCCTGGTAACCATCAACAGGGCTGCCAGCTGGCTGTCGTCGAAGCCCGTCCCGAGCAGGTCACCCTCGTCTGATAACTCCTTGAGCAGGTTCGTCAGTATGCGGTCGTCGTCGAAGGCCTGCTGTCCGATCGTGTTGTCCCCGGTCAGGACCTTGAGAGCCTGCGGGCTGTCCGATGCGATAGGCAGACGCACCACAGGGACCGTCTCCATGCCAAGAGCCTGGCTGGCCTCGACTACTCCGTGCCCTGCCAAGATGACGTCGTCTTTCGCTATGACCACATTGCGATAGAACCCGTGTTCGCGAAGGCTCGCCTTGATGTGTTCGACCTGGTCTGGCGGGTGCCCTCGGTAGTTTCTCGGGTGCGGAGTCAGAGCGCTGATGGCGATCTCCTTTGCCTTGTGCGTTTTGGTCCCGTTGTGTGGCTTACTACTCTTTCTGGGCATCTTTACTTATCCTTCGTGACGATATATGATGCGGCTTCGCCTTCCGCTCTGCTGCGTAGCGTATCAGACGGCGTCATAACGACAACCTGGAGACAGCGAAATGCCAGCGAGAGACATACTCAACACGACCGAAGGGGCAGAGCTGCTCCGAATGAGCCCAGCCAAACTGCGCGAGCTTGCCAACGAGGGACAGGTGCCAGCCTTCCGAGTGGGTACTCGCCTCAGGTACCGGAGGAGCGACCTGCTGGAATGGGTGGAGACTCAGGCGCTTGCCAACCTCACAGTCGCCAAGGCCTCAACCTGATGGCCCGAACTCGACTCATCAATCCTGAGTTCTTCCTGCACGAAGGCCTCGGCAAGTGCAGCCCCCATGCGAGACTGCTGTTCATCTCCCTCTGGACCCAGGCAGACCGGGAGGGGCGACTCCGATGGATACCTCTCCGCATCCACGGTGACGCCTTCCCACATGAGCCAACCCTATCAGTCGAGAAGCTCGGCCGGGAACTCCAGACTGCGGGGGTCCTGCTCCTGTACTCAGTAGAGGGCAGGAGGTTCGCTCACCTGCCTGGATTCAAGCGCTGGCAGAGCCCACACAGGAACGAGACACAGAGCAGAGTGCCTCCTCCCCCCGCTGGTCAACCAAGGGTCAACCAGAGGACAGCCAAAGGCAGGCCTGATACTAGTCTCATAGTCTCTCAGTCTCTTAGTCCTCAGTCTCTTAGTCCTAATACTAGTAGTCCACCCCCTGACGAGGGTGGACGTTATTCTGAGGAGTCGATGGTTTTGGCCCTCTATCTCAGAGAGGTCATCACCGACCACTCTCCGCAATACTCCAAGAAGGTCACGGCTAAGCGGCTGCAGGACTGGTCCGTCACTATCGACCGGCTCATCCGGCTGGACGGGGCGAACCCCGAGGAGGTCAGGCGCATCATCACATGGGCCCACGTCGACGAGGACGGGGCCTTCTGGCGACCGAACCTGTTGAGTGCCTCCGCCCTCCGCAAGCAGTTCTCGAGGCTGCTGCTGCAGTCGAAGCCGAAGAAGGGCAAGCCTGAGGTCGACCTCGATGCTGCTGCTGTGGCTGCTGCTCTGGACCTGGGAGCTCGGCTATGACCTCCACACCGATGGACAGTATCGACAGGGCCAAGGTCGTTCGGGCTCATCTGGAAGCTATCAGCAGGGGCAAGTCGCCAGCCCCCGAGACTGTAGGGGTCTGGCTCAAGGAGTTCCAGCCCATCAAGACCGAGAAGCTCGACGACCTCATTAGGCAGGCCAGGACTGAGCATGCGGAGCGGGTGGAGATGGGGAAGGCGTGGGGACACATCACCCCCGATGATGTGCTGAGGGTCCACAGGAGGCTTCGTCGCAAGGAGCGGGCGAATGGTGGAGGACCTCCAGAGAACCCAGACTGCTCGTACCGCTGTGACTCGGGCCGAGTGTCAGTCAAGGACCACGAAAGCTACGACTACTGCGTTCGCTGTGCCTGCGTTGCTGGTGACTGGTGGAAGTCGAGCAAGGTGTTCCGTGAGGGTCCTGATGTGGCTGAGGCTGTAGCTCGCCCTGGCTGGTCCCTGGTTCGCTCTCAGACTGTCCTGCCTGCCTCGCATCAGGAGTGGATTGATAAGCGGTCGGCCCAGGTCGGAATCGAGACAGCCCTCAGGGAGTACGCCGACTACCAGGCAGCCAGGGAGGGTCGCTGAGTTGTAAAGATTTCGCTAAGCATGTAAACATTTCGTGCCATTACGACCTTTTTCGACCCTTTTCATCCCGTTTGCTTATATAAAGGACAGGCCACTTACGGTACGGAAGGACGAACAGACCATGAACACCACAGCCAACTTGATTAACACCCTCTACGAGCAGATGACTGGACCCCTCCACCAGGAGCAGGGCGAGCCCATCAACTTCGGAACCAAGGAGGATGAGACTATGGAACAGACCACCACCACCCCCGCCACCACCGCCACTATCA